GCAAAGTACTCCTTCAGGTTGCCGCCGTTGGTCTTAATGACTGCGTCGTTGTCTGCTGCGATCGCATTCCACCTCGAGGTCGCTGCCGCGTTTGCGTCAATCTCGGGGGCGCCCTTGCCGAGTGCCATCGCTGTGCGGCTCACACCGCCATAGGCGCGTTCGGATGCCCCGGCCAGTGCGTCGTATCCGCCGGTCAGGTTTAGGAGCAGGTCGACCGCCGGACCAATGAGGGGGACTTGCTTTACGAGCGTGCTGTTTAAATATTGGTTTGCAACGGCGGCCTCGGTGATGAGGGTGCCGAGGTCCTCCCAATTGGGTGCGTCGAGGAAGTTCTTTCCCGCTTTCGCTGCCTTATCGGCTGCCGTGACAACTCGCGCCAAACTCACCACTAATTCTCCGGCTGCTGCGCCGGTCTCCTCCAGGACTGGCTGCAAGTCCTCCATGGTCGACATAAGGTCGCCGGTCTTGCTTTCAGTCTTCCCGAGCGCGTTGAGGAAACCGGCGCCGAAACTCTCCTGAAGTTCGCCGAACCCGACCGACAGTCGATTCAACTGCCCCTGGTAGGTGTTGGCTGCGGTCTGCGCTTGCCCGCCGAATGTGCGCGAGAGTTCTGCCGTGATCGCGTTCAGGTTGCCACTCTTAAGAATGTTCTGATCGAGTGCCGGCGCTATCTTCAGCAGCGAGGTCGCCGACCCCGAGGCTGCGCGTGCGATCGCCTGGGTGACCTGCTCGAGGCTACGCCCCGTCCCCGCACTGGCATCGAGGGCGACGGCAAGCAATTTGTTAGCCTCGGTGACGTCCCCTGTAACTAAAACCAGTTTGCCTAGGGCCGGTCTCAGTAGGTCGTCGGCGACACCAAATTGCCGCTGCATGACGTCGACGCTGGCCTCGGCGGCGCTCGTGTCCTGCGCCAGTCCGAGGTTCTGCAGGGTCGTCGCTAGTTTCGCTGCTGCGGCCTCATCGTCGACGAATGCCTTGACGCCGTCGACCCCAAATTGCACGGCGGCGTATCCCGCTGCAGCGCCGGCGCCGAGCAGGGCAGGACCGAGCATTCCCGACAGGGTGTTCGTCAGGTTTCGGGTTGCGTTGCCGAACCGGCCTAAGTCCTGCTCGGCAGACTTTAATCCTGGGCTGAATCGCTTGAGGTCAGCCGCTAGGTACACGGTCAGTGTTCGGCTCACAGCGTGTTCCTATTCCACTTCGTGACGATGAGGTCGACGGCCTGACCCCATTCGTGCAAGGCCTGCGCCTGGTACGGCCTGCGCTTGCTCATCCATCCGGTCCCGTCGCCGAACGGCGCCCAGTCCTTGCGCGTGCCGAACGCTGACGGGTAGCGGACCATGTTTGTCGAGGCGCCGCCGCCGTAGGCCTTGCGATCCTTGCCAACGTTGAGCGCAGGCAGTCGGTCGGATCGTGCCCTGATCGACTCCGCCAACTTTGGTCCCCAGTTGCCAGCAGTGAGCGCGGCTGCTTTCCATGACGGGACCATGTGCCGGTTTGCGATGTCGACGGACGCCTTGCGCAGTTCTTTCGTGGCCTCTTTGGGTAGGGCCCGGAAGTCTTTTAGGAGTGCGCCGAGCCCGTCGATGCGTAGCTCGACCTGCTTAGCCACCGTTCAACTCCTCCACGATCGTTGCCAGCATTCGCGGCTCGTATCCAATGACCTCGAATATGGGCCGGTTAATCCGTAGCGCGACCTGGACAACTAGACGGCGGGGATCGCCGTCTTCGTAGGGCCCACATGCTCGCGCCGCTCGATGATGACCTTGTGTTCCCGTCCCCACTTTTTGATGACCTTAAGGTCGAGGGGCTCGGGGTCGACGATCGCGCAGAACGCTGACAGCAGGTCAAGGCCTGCCGGGTATGCGGTGACCTTGGCCTTGTCGCACATGTCCCGGTAGTCGACGACGTACACGGTCAGGACAGGCACCTCGACGGGGTCAGTTGCCCCGTCGAGGTACACGTCAAGGACGTCCCACACTAGGAGATCGCCAGTGTGCCGGTGAGCGATGCGGTGGCGGTTGCGACGCCGGTAGCGTCGTATGCGACCTCGACGGACTCGACGTACATCTCGGCACCGGCCCAGGTCGTGTTCGTGCCGTCGTCGATCGTGACAGCCAGCGACGTGCCAGCGGTGGTCGCGTTCTCAAGCGCGTTGTACATGCCCGAGTCACCGTCGAAGAGGAACGTGACGGCAAGCGCGGAGATGAGGTCTGTCTGCGTGAACGCGTTGCCGCCGCCGAGGGTGCGCGTGCGCGTGATGGTGCTTGTCTGGGTGATCGTGCCCGAGGTTACTTGGGCGCTGTATGCGACCGAGGCCACCTGCACGGTGAACTCGGAACCCGCAATGCTGACGACTGGCATTTCTACTCCTTCATAGAGGCTGTGAGGCGGATATCTACGGTGATGACTGACCCCTGAGCGCCGACGTCGACAAGGGTCGGGGGGCCGATGTCAGTGACGACTGCATACTTTGGAAGCGCGTTAAGGATCGTGTCGATGGCGTCCTCGGCGTCGAGCTGCGCCGCGCTGTTCTTGCGCGGGTTGACGACGATGACTAGGCGCCACTGTGTCCGGTACGACAGACGGCCTAGCCGCTCAGGGACGACCCATGGGGAGTCGGCCATGATGACGATGCTCGGGGGGATCGGCACCGGCGGCGTGCTCGTGTACACCTTGTATCCGAGGCCGGTGACGGCTGCAGTGATGCCCAAGCGGGCCTCGGTGGTGAGCGCGGTCATCCGACCATGCTCTCGACGCGGATGTATGGCGCTATGAGGGCGGCTCGGCTTTTGAGCAGGATGCTGTTGAGCCGGTACGGGCTGGCCTGCATGTCGAGGCCGACGGACTCCCCGCCGGCTGCGTAGCGTGCCTGGAATATGTCGATGCCGATGCCGAGCGTCGCTTCCTTGAGGGCTGCGGGCTCGGCTGCCAATGCGGTCGCAGTGATGACGGAGGACACCACTGCGACCGCAGCCGCTGCCACCTGGTCGAACGGGTCCGCCGCATAGGTGAGGTCCAATGCGGTTGCCAGTTGCGTGCCAGATAGAAGCGCCATGGCTTACGGCTCGACGACTCGGATGATGCCTGCGGGGAGGTAGGCAGCGGTGACGCCGTATCCATAAATGGCGATATCGCGCCCGATTTGGCTGACATTTTCTGCCTGAGCCAGCCGGGGCCCGTCCTCGATCCACCGGGCTGCTTCGCCGTTAACGACGATTGCGTGCCGTACCGCATTGCCGTCGAGCCACTTGGCGCGAACGACTCGAAGGCCGGAGACGTTGACCTGCAGCGTGCTGGCTGTCGCGACGCCGCTCACGTTCTGGACGCCGTAGGGCGCTGGGTAGAACGACTCCCAGCCACCAATGGCGGTCATAAGTGCGGTCGATGCGTAGACGATCGTTGCGGGGACGCCGGTCGCGTCCTCGCACTTCATGGACGCCTCGAAGACGGTCGCCCGGAAGGTTGCGCCGGTCGTGTCGCCGCTCAGGTCGTAGGTCTCGATTCCGGTGCCAAGAGTCCACAGATCGTCGGTGAACTTCCGGTCGGTGACCGTCGAGTACGACGCCGCCATGATGCGGTTATGAGCGTCAAGGTAGGACGGCATCGACCGCTGCAGCAGCTGGTAGGAGATGTCGGAACCGGCCGCGTAGGTCGCGAGGCTTGCGGTGCCCTTCTTAATGTCGATACGGACGCTGTTGACTTCGTCCTTCTCGTTGGCCTGTGCCTCGACGATCGTGGTCAGGTCGCCGTCGAAGTAGGGCCAGTTGATATCGAGGCCGCTGGTGCCGGCCGACTGCGGGCCGCCGACGCCGGTGATGACGGGTCGACCGAGGTCGATGATGCCCCGCACCTGCATGAGCCACACGGGCGGGAGCACGCCCGGGTTGTTGTCCGTGACCTGGTCGACGAGTGCCCGCGAATCGAATCCCTCAAGGACGGCCTTGCTGTACTCGCCGAACGACCGGAACTGTGCGAGCGGGTGGACGGGCTCGGCGACGTGGGCGACGGACTGGACCTCGCGGCGCAGCTCGTCGATGGCCTCGCGTGCCTGAATGTCTGCGACGACCGCCGGGGCGGCGTCCTCGACGGTTTCGACTGACATGTGATCCTCTCTTATTGAACCGACGCCTGCCGATGAGTAGGCAGGCTGATGGGTGAGACTCACCTCGGCCAGTGCGGCTTTGGTGTACACGATCGCGTTCTTACCTTGGGTCCGCTTCGACTCGAGCGGCGCAAACCCGACGGACAGGCCACGGCTCGACCCCGTCCGCATGAGGGTCGCCGCATCGCGCCCGAGGGACGTGTTGACGACGTCGAAGTCGATGTAAAGGCCGTCGGGTTCGTTGCTGGCCGCCGTAATGACGCCGATGGGCTCGTTGTGCCGGTATGCGAGAGGCTTGCCGACCACTGCAGCAGTATCGAACGCACCAGGTGCGAACGACTCCCGCATTCCGTCGTACTCGATCTCGACGCCGTACGGGACAGCCATGCCGTAGCCGGTGCCGATGATGTCGCCGCCGTCTTCTGCTCGAGTGTGCAGCAGCAGCGTGCCGTCAGTCGTGAGATGTCTCATTCATCCGCCCATCTGTACGAGGCTTGTCGGGGTGAGTCCGAGGGTGTTGAGGTCCATGACCGTGCGCGCCTCGTCGGGTGTGAGGACGCCCAGGGGGACGAGTTTCTGGACGAGGTCGCCGAGGTCGCTGGCGTTGCCGCGCAGGAACCCGCTTGTGTCGAATCGCACGGCGTGCCCTCGAGGAGTGACGTCGGGCATGCTCAGCCGATGCGTGATCATGTCCATGACGGGGCGCAAGCTGATATCGACCAACTGCCGATAAAGGTCGACCCGGTTACTGTAGGTCAAGCTCGATCCACTGACGCTAGCGCCGACCCACACGGGGTCGAGGTTCGCGATTCTGGCGATGCCGATCGCGGACTCGTTACGGGCCTCGACGAGTGCCAGGTCGCGGGCGGACCAGCCCATGCCCTTAGCCTCGATCGCGCTATTCAGGTAGGCCGTGGCCCTGTTGCTCCTGGCTTCTTCCCATGCGGTCAGGAGCGCGTCCACTGTTGCCGCTGGAAGGTCGGCTCCGGTGTTCTTCAGGACCACGGTCGGCATGGGGTACTCGCTGTAGTTCAACGTGGCGGCCTCGAGGGCGGCGGCTGTGTTGATCGCTGCGGCACCGGTCGACAGCCATCCGCCGAGCCCGTCGCCGTAGAACTTGATGACGTCGCGGGCCGGGACAGGCGTGCCGATGTAGTAGAACGGGTCGACGGGCGGGAACTGTGTGTTTTGGTTCGCTGTCGAGTGCGTGGTGAGGTCGGACACGTCGTCGACGTCCATGACCTGAATCTCTCGCGGGAACCCATCCCACGTTCGGTCGACCACAAGCCAATAGGCGCGGTCGTGGAGTAGCAGGTTCTCGACAGTCCTGGCAATGACGGACGTGTACGGAAGATATGACGAGGGGCTGACAAGTACCTGGGCGGTTTCGATGGGCTCGCCGCCCCGGTACGTCCGCAGGCCGAAACCGCTGATCGTGTGCGAGTACGTCTTCATCGCGTCGACGAATGCCGGAACCTGCAGCGCGGCGGCCCTCGAGGTACGGAACGAAGACCCGGCGCCCTGAATCATCTGCAGCAGTGACGTCCCGGCGCCCTCCCGCAAAGCCACAGACGGCCCGCCCTCCATCGACCTTGGGGGGGACGGAGGGGCGGACCATCTCGGACGGGGAAACGCCACGCGCCCATATTACAGGTTTATAACGATTGTCAAGCACGTCGACGGCTATGAATGATCGCCGTCGGCCGTTGCCGCTTCGTTGCCTGGGCAGCCGCGAACATGACAGCACGCGCCGCATACGAGGGGCCCTCTCCCATCGCGCTAGACAGGACCCATCCGGCGTCGCGCTTTGAGATGCGGGACGAGGCGAAATGCTCCCGCAGCACGAGGCCCCCGTCGTGCAGGATCGAGCGCCGGTCGAACAGGTCGAGCAGCGCTTGTGTGCCGGCCACGGCCTCCCGCTGCCCGACGAGCTCGTCGAAGTGCTCGTGCAGCCGGTCGACATAGCCGGGTGTGACAAGCACGAACAGGGCGGGGTGCTCGGCGCGCAGCTGCGCGAGGCGCTCGTCGACCTGTTTGATCGTGCGCATGGTCGACACCCTGACGACCACGCGCTCGTCCTCGAGGACGCCGGCGACCGCGACCGCGTGCCCTTGCCCGTCGAATGCCGACTCGACTGCGACTGTCCAGGTGCTCGACTCGGGCAGCTCGACGTCGGACGTTGTGTCGGCCCACTGCGAGTCTTTGAGCCAGCCGCCCGACTTCGTGACCCACTGGTTGCACCACTCGCGCCGGAACGATGACTCCTCGATCGTCGAGTGCTGGCGGGCGACGAATGCCTGCCGCTTCTCAGTCCACTCCGGCGACGCCCACGCCCAGGTGTCCGGGTCATCCGGGTCGGCGTCCGCCGGCGCCGACCACTCGAGCAGCAGCGTGCCGGCTGGCGCGTCGAGCTGCTCGATCGCAGCCGACCGATACTGAATCATCAGGTCAGACGATGAGTCGCCTGCAGTCGACACAAGCCACAGTTGAGGCTGCTCACGCTCCGACATCGTCGGCATGACGGCATCGTCGATCACGTTCCGCTGAATCTTCCACGCCTCGTCGGCGAACACCATCGAGCACGAGTACCCGACGCCGGCCGAGTCGTTCGCAGCATGAATCAACCAACGGTCGCCACTGGGCAGGCTGATGCCAGCCGCCGTGTTGCCCCACCTGACCGTGCCCTTGCCGTACTTCTCCAGCGCCCACAGCCCCGCAGGTCGTAACACCTCCATCGCCGTGTCCCGCTTGTTGGCCATGTGCAGGATCGTCTGCGGCTCGCCGAACAGGTGAGCGTGATGCAGGCGCCACATGCAGATCCCACGGGATAGCCACGACTTGCCGGACTGCCTCCCCACCGTCAGCACCACGACCGCCCACACCAGGCGCCCGTCGTCGTCGTGCTCGAGCGCCCGGTCCAGCGCGTGACGCTGCCAGCCCCGCAGTTTCATCCCGTACACCGTCTCCAGCCAATCCGCAGCCTTCTCCCCGTGAGTCCCCCGCACGGTCGCAGGAGGCCTAGTTTCCAGCCGGGGGTAAACCCACCCATCCGAGTGCATCTCGGGCCTCTCAGGTGCGCTCTGGCCCTTCCCTGACCCCTTGGGGGAATAAGAGGCGGGGGCTGAGGGGAGTGACCTAGGTCTGCCTAAAGAAGGGCTTGGGCTCTTGGCGTGGAGTTTCTTCGCGAGGTTCGATCCGTGCTTGCGGTTGCAGTCGAGGTGGCTGATGCCGGCGCCGTCCATGCTGGGGAGCAGGTCGCCCGTTAGGGCCAAGGGTGGTTCGTGGTCCGCGCTGGCCCCCCACTTCGAGTTCCTCGGCAGGCTCATGTCGACCGGCATGTGGCAGCGGATGCATACGGGCTCACAGGTTGCCATCACCTGGGCGACCCACTGTCTATAACCGGGACCTCTCCTGTGGTTACTCATGTCGTCGAGCCGGTAACGGTTATCTGGTGGTTAAGTACTAACGGTTCGGGTGACATGGGTGTCACCCCTTCCCTCTAAGAGGGGGTGACATGGGTGTCAGGGGGGGGGTGACACGGGTGTCACCCCCCACACTTATGCGCTTGCGCCATGTCCACAGGTTTGTCCCCACCTTGTGGACGCCGCATGTGCGCTCGATCCAACCGTCGGCCTCGATCTCGCGGAGGCAGCGTTGGACCTGTCGACCTGAGACACCGGCGCGCCTTGACAGGCTGGAGATGGACGGCCAGCACAAGCCGGTGTCGGTGTTGGCGTAGTCGGCTAGGGCGATCGCAACCATGCGCGTGCTCGGCGACCAGTGCGCCGGCGCAAAGTCGAGGACCAAGGCAATGGCTTGAATCATCGGGCCCCTCGTCTCTTGCGTGACTCGATGACTAAGCGACTAGCGCAAATGTGGCAGCGCCTGCGTCCACTGTTCGTCTGGATCAGTTGGTGCCCGCGCTTGCATGTGTCGACTCGAATGAACCCGGGCCCCGCTTTAGGTGTGCATTCCAGGCACATGTCGAGCACGTCGATAGGCGCCTCACATGCCGCGCACCTTTGCTCACTCACTGCGGTCCCAAACCTTTCCCACGAGTGCACGAAAGTCATGCTTGTCGAACATCGCGAACGGCAGCGCCTCGACGACCTGCACGATTTCGTCGAGCGCGTCGCAGTATCCCTGTTGATACGCGACAAGGGCCGCATCGAATGGGCTCATGACGTCACCCAAGGGTCGTCCTCGACGGGGCCCTTCGACCTCGACGCCGGCGGGGTCGCCGACTTGAGCAGCGCGTCAATGATGACCGAGGCCTGAGCCTTGCTGAGCGCGCCAAGGCCCTCGACTGGCAGCTCGAACCCCAGCGACTGGCCGCAGTAGTCCGCTAGGACGGCTTCGTTTATGTGCTGTTTCGACATCGTCGACCGCAGCAGGCCGACCTGTTTCGGGGTCGCCGGTGTCGCGCCTTCCTGCCGGTGGCCTCCCGAGGGTGTCCGGTACGAGCCCATCTCGGCAGATTTCGCCTGCACCGGGTCGTCGGCTCGACCTTGCGCCGAGCGGACTTCGTTAGCCGATGCGATGCCCTTGTTAACGGCTATCCCGATCGCTGCCAAGGATCTGCCCCAAGCGCTGGTCTCGCCGTTCATGAGTTCCGAGCCCTTCGTGTAGGGCGTGCGTCCCGGGATGGGCTCCCAAGCGTGACCGATGCCAGGTCGTGCGTCCTCGGGCGACCTGTAGGCGTAGGCCTTGACCACGAGCCATTGTTCGCCGTCGCGCATGACGTAGTCCCATTCCGATTGGAGTGAGCCGGTCGGGTAAAGCTCGATGAATTGTCTGATGCGTTCTGAGACCTCGACATAATCCTCACGAGCCATCGTTCTCACCCCAAAGCACCATCGCGAGCTTGGCCGCTTCGATTGTCTGTGAGTGCACGGGTCCCCAGCACGCTGCACACTCCTGCTCGAGCGTGACTGCAAGGGCTCGGGCGCGGTCGCGCTCGTCTCGTAGTGCTGCGCCCTTGTGGGCGTAGCTTGCCGCCATTGCTTGGTATTCCCTCATGATCCCCGTTAGGCGGTTATTGCTGTCCGACAACATGTTGATGACGGCGAGCAGGTCTGCGACGGTTAGATCAATTTCTTCCTCATTCGGGCGGTTCATTTCGTACATGGTTTCCCCTTCCTGTCTACAACTAGACAGGTAGTTGTCTAGTGGTAGATATCTAGTGCTAGACACGGTTGTGTCTAGCGGTATACGGGTTCTGTCTAGTGCTGTGCAGGTTTCCATGAGGGGAACCTGTTTAGTGCTGTGCAGTTTGTGTCTAGTGCTAGATATCTAGACGTAGACAATCGCTTGTCTAGGCCTAGACAGCATCTTGTCTAGTAGTAGACGACTCCACGGATTCCGTTTTCAGGTAGGCCAGCCTCAGGGATTGCAGTTGGGCAATTACCTCGAGGCGTGCGTCCCATGTGAGCAGCGCGAACTCACGAGGGCTCGGCAGTCGCTTGGGCGCCCTCATTGCTGATTCCTGACGTACTCGGCGTAGGCCGTGTGAGCCCACTGATACGCGGCCACGCCCTTCAGCCCGTGCTCGTCGCGGGCCTCGATCAGATAGCCCGTGTATGTCGGCTCGGGCTCCTGATGCTGGTGCCTGTAGTGAATGGCGAACGCTGTCGCGCCACCGTGGCCGTTAGCGGCGCACAGTGTGCAGCGCCACGAATACGTCGCTGGTTCTAGCATGGGTACGCCTTCACATATTGGACCCACACTCGGTAGGTCGCCCTCGAGGAGTAGCGGGCCGAATGATGTCCGCGACCTGTGATGTCCCACGGATACCAGGTGCGACCGCCTTGGCTGATCTTGTACGCGATAGCAGCGTTATAGGCCGGGTCGAGCAGGCGGATCGGGTCCCACCATGTCGCCCGGGACCATGCTGCCCGATTCCACTGAAACAGGCCGTAGTCGGACGTCGGGCTGATTGCTCGGGCGTGGCCCTTACTTTCGCGCATGACGATCCCGTACGCATAGCGCAGTGCTCGACCTCGGAAGCCTGCCGAGTGCAGGACGTTGACGACCGGGTTACTGCAGGTCGGCGCCAAGTGAACGACCGCAGCTAGTGCTGCCTCGGCGATCATGCGGCATCACCACCTACCGGCTCGAGGACTGTGACAGTGCTTGACACCCGCGTCCGCCGGTACTCCTGGACTGCGCCGGCGTCGAGGCGCCTGAATCCTCCGGGGGTCCGGTAGGACGGCAGCTGGCCATCGTCGGCCATGCGTTGCACGGTGGACTGGCTGAGGTCGAGGACCTCGGCGGCCTGCCGTGTGCTGTAGGTGTTGTTGTCGGTCATTTCTTCCTCTCAATAAGGAAAGGGCCCCCGATTGGGGGCCCTTCCGGTTAGTAGATTCTGCGGACCTCGACCCAGATGCACCCGTCGATGCCGGACTTCAGGAACTCGGCGCCGGCCTCGTCGGCCTCGGCGTAGGTCTCGAAACCCATCGCGGACTTGTCCGGGTAGGAGAGGACGTCCATGCGGACGTGGCCTCGCTTGGTGAGCCGCTTGTAGAAGATGAAGAACATTGCGTTTCCCCTTTCCTAGGCCGGTCCTTGTGACCGACCTAGGACTACCTTATCAAACTACGCAACCTTGTCAACCTTGTCAGGCATGTCGGGGGCGCCGATCCCGTATTGCTTCGTAAGCGGTGTCAGCCATGCCAGGGCGACGGTGGTGAAGGCTCCGAGCAGGCTGGCCGCGAGCGGGTCCAAATGCATCGGCAGCTCGGTGCTGGCCCAAGCGATGAGGGCGCCGATGAGGAGCAGCATGAGGTGGCGTGCTTCGGGCGATAGCTTGTCAAGCATGTCAGCTCTCCTTCATGTGATGGCGCAGGTGTTCGTCCTGGTTGCGCTCGAGCCGGTCAAGGCGGCTTTCGATCCTTACGAGCAGGTCGTACTGTGATTTACCACCGTTCGGGCGCTGAGCCTTCGTCTGGCCCCGTATAACGAGGGCCACTAGTCCGATGACTGCCACGAGTAGGCCGATGACTGTCGTAAACATCTCGGTCATGGCTTGGGCTTGGCTGCCTTCTTGGCCGGCATCTTCTTGGCAGGCGTCACGGTCGCCTGCAGGGCACTCGAGGACGTGGGCGGGTTGTTGTCGCTCTTGCGTAGTCCGACCTTCGGCAGGTCGAGGACCGGCAGCGGGAACGGGCGCCCGTCGTGCTTGGCCGGCTCGGCGAAACTAATGTGGATGTGATGCGCGTGCCCGAGGCTGGGCGCGCTCCGCCAGACCCACATCTGGTTCGAGTAGGTGCCGGACGCGACGCGCCCCTCGTACACGATGTTCTTTATCCGCTTGTCTCCGCTGGTCCGCATGTACTCGAGCAGCTCGTCGGCGAACTTGTGCGCTGGCCAGCCGTCCTCGTCGAGGTCGAGTGCCATGACGTAGCCGGACTTGTCGGGGTTGTGGTCGGAGATCCGGCGCTTGTGTGCCTGGTCGCCGATCGTGCCATCGCTCGAGCGGTCGCGCTTTGGATACCGGGTGTCGACCTGCTTGCGCAGCGTCTGCGCAGCTGCAGCCAGTTTCCAGCTCATGGCGCCGCTAGGCCCGGGTACATGGCGCTAATCATCTCGTCAGTGAAGCCGAGGCTCTTGGCGTGTGCGATCGCTGCCGCGCCGTTTTCGGCGGCTACGACTGCGGCGGCCTGGTGTGCGGCTTGTGAGGCCTCCCACGCGGCGACGTCGGCCTCCCGTTGTTTCTTCTCATCCGACGTAAATGGCCGTTCCGTTACTTCTCCGGTGGCGGCGTCGATTGTTACGACGTCCATATCAGTCACTCCCATACAGGTAGGCGGTGCCTTGGTTAAAACTTCCCGCGCTAGGGCTCAGAGTGATAGTGGCAATTGCTGCCGTTGCGTCGCTGCAGTAACTGACCGCATTGCCTGCTGATCCGACGCCTTCCAATTCTCCTCCGAGAACGACGTGCATAACTTTTCGAGAGGCAGCGTTGTTTGCCTCAAATATGTTTGCGATGGCTTGCAAGCCCGTACCGGCTGCAGTCACTCCACCGATGCTTAAGTAACCAAATCCGTCATTTAATCCGCGCACGTCCGTTGCGACTCCCGGCACATACCGAGCCTGCACGGTTCGAAAGTTGGTTGATCCGGTCCACGTCAACCGGATTTCTGCGTTACTCGATGAGCGACCATTAAGAATGTACAAGCGCAGGTTTCGGTAGGTGCTTGGTATTGACGTAAAACTGACAGTTGCGCCCGATAGGGATGCGGAGGCGATAAGCGTCCTTGATGCCGAGGTCCCCATGATCGTCCACGCATTAGACCCGGTCCGCATTAACTGAACTGCACCGTACTGTGGCACGGTGACCGAACCCGATAGGGTGACCCCTGCGCCAGCGGTGAGAGTGACGACACCGGCCCCTAGGTTGACCAGTCGCAGGACCGTGTAGGCCTCCCACACGACCGAGGACTGAGGCGGAACCGTGTAGGCCGATGCTGCGGCATTGTTGGCCGTGACGGTCTTCGTGGTGTCGGTGATTAAAAACGTGTAGGTCAGGCCGGTCTGTGCGTTTTGGACTGGTCCTGTGTCGAGCTTGTATCCGTCGATGTATTGGGCGATCTCTAGGGACTTGGCCGGGTAGGCCGACACTAGGTCGCTACTGAGTACGTACGGGGTTGCCATGTGCTGATCCTTTCAGTTAGGCGACTAGATCGGCTGCAGTGACCACGTTGTACCACTGCACGGTCGGGTCGACGCCGGCCCACGTCAGGACAGCGCTCACTTCACTCCATCGCACGACCTGGTACGAGAATCGAGGATCCGACAGGCTGAGGACGAGCCGGTGCAGTCCGGGCGTGTAGGTCTCGGACCATCCCTCACAGATGCCCACATAGTCGTCGATCGGTGCGGGCTGCGGCATCAGGTCGATGCCGACCTTGCTCCCTGAGATGACGTCGAGCAGGTCGGCGCGTAGCGGGTCAGTGACGGTCTCCATAAGGACCTCGATCGACTGCACGGCGTAGCGCGGCTCCGACTGGGTGCGGATGATGTCCGAGGCTCTCGCCTGCGCGTCGGCTGCCTTGTGCAGTTTCGTGGTCAGGGTGAACGCTCGACGCCCGTGCGTGATGATCGAGGCCGCATCCGAGTCCGTCTTGCTCTGATTGCCGGCGCTGCCGTAGATCACGGTGACGTCGTTAAGGATCGTCTGTGACGTGTTGCGCCACGTCGGCGACCAGGCGACCGCCGTGTGCGGCAGTTCGACGGTGAGCGGGGCGGTGTCGACCCGGTCGTAAATGTCCGCCCAGATGTAGGGCAGGTCGGGCCATGTGTCCGTCGGGTCGATGTCGTACCAGTGCGCCGGGTTGTATCCGTAGCCGCGACGGCTGTACGACTCCCACAGGACGGCGCCATCCGGCAGGTCGCACAGTGTGCCACCGGTCTCGGTGCCGAGGGCTGTGAGCAGGTCGAGGGCCGAGTATCCGCCGTCGACTGCTGCTAGGGCCTCTTGCGTCATGAGCGGGTCGCTGTTGTTGGCGAACGTGACGCCCGAGTCGGTGAGGATGTTTTCGACCCGGTCGTTGAGGAGTTCCTTCGAGTAGCCGGCCTCGCCGACGAACTTGAGACCGAGCAGGCTGAGGTTCCCGATCAGGGTGACGTCGAGGCGGGCGATGTACGAGGTTGCGCCGGGTCCGAGGGTCGGGCCGTTCGGGTTGAAGTCATGGGTGAGGATCGTGTCCGTGACTCGGCCAGTGAATCGGGTGACGCCGTACGCCTCGACCTCGACGACGTCGCTGATCTCCACCGGGATCGACAGGAAACCGTAGAGCGTCATGCTCGCGTCGGACGGTGCCGGCGCTGCCGTAATGTCGTTGCGACCGTGCGAAACCGTGATCCGGTACTCGACGTTCTCAAGGTCGAGGGCGACGCCGTTAACCAGGACGGTGGGGCTCATCCGAGCACCGGTGTCGGTACTGGCACGCCCATCGAGTAGCCGGCGCGTGCGTTGCTGTTGTTGATTAGTCGCGCGACGGTCTGGGCGATCTGCTGCTCGGACATCGTGACTTCACGGGCGGCCTGCTGCGCTGCTCGTTCGGCTGCTGCGGACGTCTTCGCGGCCTCTGCGGAGGCGACGGCCTTGGCTACGGCCTCCGCGATTTCCGCCGTCATCGTCGCCCCGATCAGGTCGCCCATGCCCTTACCGATCGCCTTGAGGCGCTTCGCTTCCTTGCCCATTTGTTCGAGGGTCTTGTCGACCATGCCGGTCGCTGCCTCGGTGCCAGCGGGGAGGAACTCGCCGGCCATCGCCGTCGCGGTTTTGTTGGCTAGTTCGGTGACCTCCTCCAGTCGGCTGTTGAACGCTTCGACGAGGCCCTTGTCGAGCATTTCTTGCCCGAGTTTGCCGCCTGCTTCGGGGCCGAGGGCCGCGATCTGGTCGACGAGTCGCTTGTCTGCTCCGCTGCTCCTGATTGCCGTGAGGACGTTGCCGAACCATTCGTGCTGTTCGATCTGGCGGTCGAACGCGTCGAGCGATGAAATGCCGAGGTCGGCGCCGGTCTGTTGTGCAGCGCCCAGGTCGATGCCGCCGAGCAGCTGCGTCGCGAGCGTGCTCGAGTAGTCCTTCGCGGCTTGAGTGTTGCGCTCGAGGTCGGCGACCTGTGCGTCAAGGGTGACCTGCAGGTCGTCGACGACGCCTTTCTGCAGGTCGAACGCTGTCGTCAGGAGGTCGGTGGCTTTCGACGTTGACCCCGTTGCGGTCGATGTCTTGTCGAGGGCCGCGAAGTACTCCTCGAGGTTGCCGCCGTTGGTCTTAATGACTGCGTCGTTGTCTGCTGCGATCGCATTCCACCTCGAGGTCGCTGCCGCGTTTGCGTCAATCTCGGGGGCGCCCTTGCCGAGTGCCATCGCTGTGCGGCTC